ATGGCTGCAATACAGTTATATCCATTTCATATGATTTTTCTCCTTTTCCCTGTTTCTTTGCTAGTCTTTCTTGGCGTCTTCGTTCTTGTCTAGTTGGCATTATATTGTCTCTACTGTTAGTGCTTCATTGTAAAGATTTTGCATCAATAAATTCAACGATTCTTTATTTTCAATTTGTAAACTATCGACACAACTCTTAATAACACTCATCGTGTCTTCTACATCTTCCATATTCTCTATATCATCTCCCATGTCTTCAATATCAAAAAGATTGTCCACCACTGAAATATGGCCAACTCCCACATCAATCAGTTTGTCCATTAGAGTTTCAAAAAGATAAGAGTTGTTCTTTTTTTGGACAATGATCTTCACATAACAATCTTCATATTGTGACAAATCACCATAATCTAATTTGTCATCATCATAATAAATTTTGTGAAACATGGAATACGGATTCTGAATAAACTCCGTTTCCATTGTTTCGGTATCGTAAATATGAAATCCTCTTGGATCATTATAATCACTCCAAGTTATTTCATAAGGATTTCCTAGATAAGTAATATTTCCTGTTTCAGAACGATGATGAAAATGGCCAGAAAATACTCTTTGGAATGCTTTGAACATAGATGGAGAATGACCATCAAAACTCATTGAACCTTTAATATGTTCAACTCCCTGAATATGTAAATGACCAAATGCAACTTTAGTTCGTGTTTTTTCAATTAATTCTTTGGTCTGTTTTTCATTGTCATCACAAATCCAAGGAATAAAAACAACCTTGTGATCATCTGTTAAAGAAACCTCACAAGGCTCGTCATAAACAGTAACATGCGACATCCCCTTTGTCAACTCATTCATGGAATTAACAGAAAGCGTGTTTTTATAATAGATATCATGATTTCCAATAATAATCTTAATATCCCCGCCCATTTCATCGAGCGGATCAAAAAGAATATCTTTCATGGAATTCAAAGTTTTGAAGTTAATAAACTTTCTTCGTTCAACCACATCTCCCAAATGAATAACAGATTTTATATTTCGTTCTTTTAAAGTAGGGAAAAAAATATTCTCGTAAAATTTTTGAAAAAAATTAGAAAATACCAAAGAATCATTTCTTGCACCAAAATGAGTATCAGTAATTAATGCCAATTTCATGCGTGAGCTCTTTCTAAAAAAATTGTCAGTGGAGAAAATGAAACGATATTATCATTTTCCTTGTCAGTCTTAACCTTTTTCTTCTTTCGTTTTTTCTCTTCAAATGCGTGTATGAACTCTTGAATAGAAACACGTTTATCTGCTGTCAAAGGTGATGCACCAGCAGAAACGGCCATTGAATCTTCCGAACTCATTTCTCCCATATCCACATGGTCTTCTAAAGAACTATATTCTTCCATCGTTTTGTACTTAATGTACAATTGTTTTTTCTCTTTTTCTATTCTTCGTAAAAAAGCAAAATATATAATTTGGGTAAAATATGCAAAGGGATTTGTTGATTTTTCTGGATTAAAATTACCTGCATACATAACACAATTTTCTATTCCATCACTTACCATTTCTTCTCTAAATGCATAGTTTATAAAATTTGGTCTATGAGATAATCGTTCTGCTATTTTGAGGAAACACTCTCCTGCATAATCTGGTATTATAGGTAATTCTTCTTCTTCATCTTTTGCTTGTAAATATTTTTCACGATAATCTGCCATTACTACCAAAAATTTTTCATTATCAACATAATGTTGTTTTTTTCGGGCCACATTCACCTTCCTTTCTAGGTTCATTATATAAGTATATCAAATTTTATTGTATTTGTCAAGTTAAAAAATAAAAAAATAAAAAACTTGACTTTTTGTCTAAAACTTGTTATAATGAGTCTGTGATGGTTTGGATAGGAATAGTATAGATATGATATGGAAAGTGTTCACTTGTGTAGATCTTCACTCGTTCCATAAAATGATTCAATGTATAGTTGTTTTTACCTTTATAACTCAAGTCATCAGAAATATCATAAAGAGTTGCAGCCTCTTTTGTTTCTGATCTTCTCAATCCTCTACCTATTGATTGTAAATTTCTAATACGGCTCTTAGAAGGAGAAGCGAAAACAATGTTATGAAGATTCCTAATGTTGATGCCGGTACTGTATACGCCATAGCTTGCACATATAATAGCATCCTTTTCCTTCTCGACAAGTTCTCTGACTTTTTCTCTTGAATCTGCATCTGTTCCTCCATAAACAAAAAAGATTTTTCTGGAAGAATCAATTATTTCTTCCAGTATTGAATATAGTATTTTACCGTGTTTCTCTATCAATTGAAATAAGACCAACGTATTTCCTGTAAGTCCTTTTACTAGATTACATATGTACTTGTTTCTTTCAGAATGACTCACCAAAAAATCAATTTCTTCTTGATAGTTTGATTTTGTAATTTTTGCGGCTACCTCTTTAGAGTATTTAAGAACAAGACACCGTATAGAAATTGTTGATAGTGTCTTCTTCTTTATGAGTTCTTTGGTGGTTGTTACTTTTTTTGTAGAACCAAATAACCCCTCTAGTATTAATTTATGTACTTCTACATCATCAAGAGTTCCAGTTGTTCCTATTCGGTAAGGTGCATTCTCTAAATTTTTCATTATTTTAGTAAGTGATTTAGCCTTGTATAAATGAGCTTCATCTCCAATCACCAATTCAAAATCTGTAAAAAATTCCTTTTTCAATACATACAAAGATTGCCATGTTGAAATTATAATTGGTTTATCTGTTACTTTTTCCTGTCCTCCAAAAATCTTGTGGACGAAATTTTCGACTTCAAATCCTTTGTCTGCATAAGATTCAAAATCAGAATACATCTGACTTACCAACGAAAGTGTTGGTACAATGATTAGTGATTTTTGTGGAAAATAATATCGTACCAGATAGTAAATGATAAGAGATTTGCCTGATGCTGTAGGTGAAAGAAGCACACATCTTCGTTCATTAATTGAGTGTCGTATTGCGTTGTTTTGATAATCTCTTAGTTTATATTCACAGGGAAATGATGTAAGAAACTTAAAATAATCTTCATTGGATATGTGTTCAATCGAATCATTTGTTTGATCAATAAGTTTATATTCTCTATCACTCGCAAAACGTTGTATTCTATTTTTTAATCCATAATATATTCTGCCACTGTCCATGTTGTAAAGATAAACATAACCATCCCATTTTCTCCTTCGGAACATCGGCATGAATTGATAATCTTTTGGATGAAACCGAAAATAATGATTGAGTTCCATCTTCACTCCCGGCTCGCAAGAGAGTCGCAGATATACCTCGTTCTCTTTTTCCATTAAAATCTGCATGATCACCCAAGTCCTGCAACAAATTTCCTCCAATTGATTGCATTATTAATATGAAAACTTCTATTCTCAATCATTGAAAGAACTGATTTCAGATAGTCCACTTTTCCTTCTTGTTCGTTCAATATCTTCTCCGCTTTCTGCAATGATTCGTCAGCTCCAACATAATGTCGTTCTAATTCTGTTTTGGATATTCTTATGTTATGGTCTGGTGCTTTTCCGTTTTTAGAAATAACCACTTCCCAACGTTGTTGAAAAAGAACTTTCCAGTGAGTTTTGAGATCACTCAACTTTCGTTTTTCTTTGGAATATATGTCTAAGTATTTTTGGTGTAGATTGGGTATTTTCAAAGATTCGTTGTCCAAATCTTTATCGTCAATGTGAGAGTCCTCCCCCCACATTTCCATAATATCTTCAATTTTCATAATTTTTTAGTTATTCAATAAGTTCTTTATTTCATAGTTTACGTAACGAAATCCTGCGGTAGCAGTAAAATATTCTAAATCTCCGGCTGCACTGTCAAAATCAAGAGAAGATAAAGATATTGGAAATGCATCATAAAAATGAAATTCCATTTGGGGATTCATTGCACTCGTTAAAATTGTAAGTACAATAGTTGAAACTATTCCACCTCTTGGATGGAGTGTATTTGATGCCTTGAGAAGTCTATATTTTTCATGTCCTTCTGCCAAACCAGTTGCAATAATTCTATCATAAATTTCTGTCCAATTTTTCATATGTTCATCAACAATAAACCTGACAGACAATTCTTCAAACGAAACCTTATTTCCAGCAAAAGGTATAGTTGCGTGTGGTGTAGGTACATCAATGCCTTCAATTGATACACCTGGCACATTTGCAGATTGACAAAACCAAGTTATGTTTGGAGCATCTTCAATTGTCAGTCGAAAACTGATATTTGAAAGATAATTTAAATTGTCTGGTACTTTATTTGCCGCGGCCATGAATTTCCTTTTTTAGTCCTTCTATACTATTTATTCAACAGATTTTCAAACTCGCCATAATCCATGTCTT